ACATCAATTGGTTGGGAAACACTACAATTTGTAGCACCTTTGCTACGTCAACAAGCCCAAGAAATAGAAGATTTAAAAAACGCAAATAGATTTATTCAAAACTTTGCGGAAGAACAACATCGAAGAGCCGTAGCATTAGAAGCTGAAATGGAACAATTACAAGACCGTTTAAATGAGTTTTTGGTTGCAAGAGATTTGGCAATACTAAGAAAGGCGAGTGAGAAATGACGAATTACGTTTTTACACACCCACCAGCAAAAGCAGGTTGTTGGGTTATTGGTGGCGATTTAAATGTTTTTGTTTGCAAAAAACCAAATTGGTTTCATAAAAAGATGACCAAGTTTTTCTTTGGTTGGGACTGGAAAGATGGTGATTTTGAAACACAATTAAGGAAAGCGAACGANAAATGANATNNAANTGTGGTGAATCGTGGGAATATGAAAAATTAAGGTTGGAAAACTGGCACGAATGGTTTGCTTGGCGTCCAGTGCGGGTTGGTAATCGTGACTGTAGGTGGCTAGAAAAAGTGCAACGCAAGGGTAAATACACATACTACGGCATTGACTCATGTTGGCTTTGGGAATATAAGGAGATTGAGAAATGAGTGAAGAGCGCATAGAAATGCTAAAAGAAATGATAGAGCAATCTGTTAATCCTGTTGGCTGGCTTGGTTATAACGAAGGACTTTTAGTATCGTTCTTGCAAACACAAGAACAGTTGGATTCATTTTTAAAAAATACCGAACCAACAGGTAAGGTCATACCTGTTTACACCCATCCAATCCGTGAACTTACTGATGAGGAAATAATAAGTTGTATTGACGAATCCGAACCAAATGCAACAGACATGATTAGATTTGCAAGAGCCATTTTAAAGAAAGCGAGTGAGAAATGACTGCAAATGAATTAATAGATAAGTTAGAAAGTGTAAGTATTAGATTGCTAGGTAAAGAAACTGAGCAAGCAGGTAGAGCTATTATTCTTTATAGAGAATCAGCGATTATGTTACGCCAACAACAAGATGAAATAGAAACATTGAAATCCGAAATAAAAATGCAAAATGAACGGTGGAAAAAAATCCATCCGAAGGAAAACGAATTAGAAATGAAATATAGTGATGAATGGTGGAAAAAAGTTGCCGAGTTTAATAAATCATTCCCTTTTGGGTGGTGGAGGTAATATGCTTATTGGATTCGTTAAAGAGAAGCAAGAAGAAGCATTTGACGATTGGGTCAAGTTGCTCAAAACTGCAAAAGCGGAAGAAGAGTTTTTAACTGACCCCAAAGCGGTATGGTTAGAGGCTTGGACGCAAGCAACAATGGTAGCGTGGAGCATTATGGATGATAATGTTCCGCCTGAATATAGACCAAAAATTCACGAAATAATTAAGAATAGAATGTTAAAATGATAGAACATTATAAGCATTGTTTTAAGCACAAATTAAATCACGAGGGCTTATGCCCCAAATGCGAAAGGGAAGTTATGGACGGATTTAAAACCATGAATGAAGTAATTCATTCGGAAACATTTAAAAATTCAGATGATGCCATAGCACGCTTAGAAGAAATCAAAAAGAAACACGACGGCGACTTAGAATTTATAGAAGAAATCGATTGCATTATTGATATGCTAAAGATGTGGTAATGCGTTTTATAGAACTCAAGCCTAGGCGCTCTAAAACGCATCAAGAAGCGTCAAGAAGGAACAGTCGATACCGTAGGGGCATCTTCAACCGTTATCAATCCTACAAGCTTCTAATAAAGTTTGGCAGGCGCAAAATTACACGATGGTGGCAAAAAAGATTATGAATGAAGTCAGAAAATTAGCTCAATTAGCCGAAATAGCATTGACAGGTAAGCGATTTTGCATGGATTGCCAAGCAACAAAGTCGGTAAGTGATGGACACATTCGAGAATCCAACAACCGCAAAAGATTTCAATGTGGCGATTGCGTCAAAAGAAAAAAGAAACCTAGGGTTTATCCTTAGAAAATAATTGTTGCACAATAGGATAATAATGTATAGAGTATTACTTATACCGTATCGGACGGTTTTTTAGGAGAAATAAAATGATGAAATTAGGCACACAAACAGGTTCTTTGATGAACCATATTTATAGTCGTGTAACTAACCCTGAGCCTGAAATTGGCATGGGCGTAACAATCTGCATGTGGTCTGACCGTCACGCAGGTACTATTGTAGAGATTGTCAAAGGTATGTTAATTGTGGCGGATGACGATGTAAAACGCACAGACAGTAACGGCATATCTGAAAGCCAAGATTACGAATACACAACGAACGAAAACAATCGCAAGTCCTATTGGAAAAAAGACAAGAAGGGCAAATGGTGCGAATACTACTTTAATCGTGACACAAACCGTTTTAACAAATGTAATTCAGGTAGTCACTTAGGTATTGGTTATCGTCAAGAATATTACGATTTCAGCTTTTAAGGATAAAAACATGACAACTTATAACTTATCTTTTGAAATAGAAATAGAAGAGGGCAAAGACCCTTTTGATAATCATGAACTGAATCAACTGATTATTGATTTATATGTTAAGCCGTATTGCAAACATTGGGAAATACAACGTGTGGAGGTCAAATAATGGCTGACGTTAAATACTTTGAATTTTACTTCCGTGGCGCATTTAAATACATTATTGAAGCAATGGACGCTGACCAAGCGTTCTTGCAGGCAATGGAACAGCATGACCATGACGAAATTGATTTAGAAGAGGTAACAGAAGCTGAAGCATACGATTAGGGTTTATCCCTATAAAATAATTGTTGCACAAATGGATAAACATCTATATAGTTTTACTTATACCGAGATTGGCTCGGTTTTTTAGAGGAGCAGTAAATTGAAAAACTTAAACTTAGACGCNTTAGATTCACCNTTCCGTGCCATNTATGAAGAGGCATANCTTGCAGGNAAAAAAGCNCGTGACGAGTATTTTGCTAAACATGGCGAGCCTTTGTACTGTGGCTTTGCTTGGGTACATATTCCTAACGGCAGACATCCGTTTGTTAATTGGGCTAAAAAAGTAAACTTAGGTAGCAAGCATTGGAGCAAGGGATGGAGCATTTGGAATCCTATTGATGACTACACACAGTCTATGGATTTAAAAGAAATTGCTTCTGATGCATTTGCAGAAGTACTAAGAAAACATGGTATTGAAGCCTACATGGGAAGTAGAGCAGATTAAAAATAAGGGGACACAAAGTCCCTTTTCTGTTGTATAATCGAGACTTGAAAAATAGTTGATAAAACTATTGTAAACATGAGGTTATATGGGAATATGACGACACATAAAAAAACGATTACTAGAGTACTCAATGAAGAGCATCCTCAGCAAGTAAGAGGGGCATTCGCCGCTGTATTACGGCGCATTACAGTACAACAGCCTGAGAGACTACATAAGGTCGCTACAGTCTTAATTGAAGAGGCTGAGAAGGGCAATCTCAACGCCATTAACATCTTATTTGACCGCTTGGATGGTAGACCGCATCAAGCTATAGAGATGTCAGGTAACCTTGATGTCAAGACTGAAGTATTAAACATTGCTCTAGAACGCATTAGTCAAACAATTGAAAAAATCAGACAATCTGAGCAACCTGCTTGAAGAGGCTAAGAAATTAGCTGAAGAGGCGGACGTTGTAACGGCTGAGGTTGAGTTAACCAAGATTAATTGGTATCTAACACGCCATCAGTATCAAATCATGCCTACAGGCGATTGGTGGAACATATGGTTGTTTCTAGCAGGACGTGGCGCAGGTAAGACAAGAACCGCCGCTGAGAACCTATGGCGTNTAGCATGGGAGCAACCCAAGACACGATGGTTNGTATCCGCTCCNACNTATTCTGACGTAAAAGACGTGTGCTTTATGGGGGAAAGTGGACTACTCAATGTGATGCCACGCTCTATTATAGAAAAGCATACAATCAGCGACAATGAGATTACCCTAGTCAATGGGAAGCATTATTAAGGGAATTCCTGCATCTGAGCCTGATAGATTTAGAGGTCCACAGTTCCACGGCGGATGGTTGGATGAATTAGCGGCTTGGGATTATCTTGACGAAGCGTGGGATATGATTCAATTCGGTATGCGCCTTGGTAGTAGACCAATACTTATTTGCACAACGACGCCCAAGCCTAAACCTCTTATTATTGATTTGGCAAATAGGGACGGAGAAGACGTCATTGTGACTAAAGCCTCTACCTATGACAACCTAGATAACTTAGCCCCTACCTTCAGGAATCAGATACTGCAGTATGAGGGTACNTCTATTGGACGCCAAGAGATTATGGCTGAGATTATCGACCCTGAAGAAGGNGGAATCATCAAGAGGAATATGTTTAGGCTGTGGGANGCTGAGAAGCCATTACCGCAGTTTCAGTACGTTGTACAGAGTTATGACTGCGCCACGAGCGATAAGACGGTGAATGACCCAACAGCGTGCGTTGTATTAGGCATATTTAAACCGTCACCTGACAAACCTATGAGCGTCATGCTGATTGATTGTTGGTCAGAGAGGATGCAGTATCCTGACTTACGTCCAAAGGTCATAGAAGAGGCTACAAGCATTTATGGTGACCCTGATGAGTTCAACAACGGCAAGAAGGTGGACTTAATACTGATTGAGGACAAGAGCGCAGGAATAAGTCTTATACAAGACTTGCAGAGGACAGGACTCAATGTCAGGTCATATAACCCAGGTCGTGCTGATAAAACAGCAAGATTAAATATTGTCAGTCCNATTATTGCTAAAGGTCTGATGTACCTGCCTGAGAGCGCAAACAATGAGGGCATGGTTAGGGATTGGGTAGAGCCGTTTTTAAATCAGGTCTGTGCGTTTCCTGAAGTCAGACACGATGACTATGTAGACGCCCTGACGCAAGGATTAAGAATCCTGAGAGATATGGGATTTCTGACCGTAGATTACATTTCTGATGACTCAGACATGTACATTGATGAAACGAAGCCAAAGAGGATAAATCCATACGCTGTGTAGTTGCACAAACGTAAAAACTTGTTTATGATAAATTGTTTTCTTTTTCTTTTGTCTTCTTTTTATCTTTCCTGAATTAACAGGGCTACTTCTCAAAAGATTCATGGGGGGTAGGGGGGGATTTGTAGTTTTCTTCTAGTTTCTGTTTTCTTTTAAGGGTGGGGTATGAAGCGTCAATCAGCACAAGGTTCAGGATTAGGAAGTAACGATGTTACTGTGCCTATTAATAAACTTGCTTATGCGTTAACCATGAAGACTGTTTCTCTTTGTGATAAGTACAGAGACTATTGCAAAACAACAAAAGTTCCAATGTCATTTTTAGAGTTCAAAAGAAGTTTAAAAAATAAGATGTGACAAAGTAACGCCCTATATATATAATAGGTAAAACAACTTAGGGTACACTTATGCCTAAACTTCCTTCGATTGCTGAGATGGCTGCAGAGATTGCTTTAAAGAGTAAGCCTCGCAAAGCAAGCAAGGCTGAAAACATTGCTATGGGTTTATATCATCCTATTGGCGGTGGCAAGAAACTAAAGCGTCCTATATCAGAAATGGGCATCAAGTCCGTTGATAACCCTAATATGCCTTTAGTGCCAAAGAAAACAATAGCATATGAAGATATGCTTGGTGGCGCAGGCGTACCATTAACTGTTGATAGGTCAGGCGCAGGAAAACTCATTCAAGAGGTAGGTGGAGAGCCCTTAATCAGGGAAGTGCCAACACAAGGTGGTATTGATTACACAAGATGGAACGAAGCATTTGCATCGCTCCCTAATGTGGCTAACCGTTATGGTAATCAAATAATAGAAGCATCCAAGATGAAGGGTGTTGACCCTGACAAGATATTTGGGTTATCTAATTTGATGAGTCATACAGGTATTGATTTTAGCCATCAACCTATGGAAGTGTTGTTGAATCAGTTTGACCCTACATTGCTTGACAAGAAAAGAGTCAAAGAATTTAATTCAGCAGTACAGAATCATCCTGTTGTTAATCAAAAAACCAAAAAAGTCACTTATCCTTTTATGAACTTTTCAGGCATTGAAACACCTGAAGGCAGACAAGAATTATTAGAGACATCCAATTACGGTGGTGAACTTCGCAAGAACGTGATGCACAAAATGAATTTGGATGATTTTGCAGATATGCAATTTCCAAGTATTGCAGAAGCAAGAACAGCGACTACTGAACCTAGATTATTAGAAACACCAACAGCAACGGTTGGACACAATGTTGCTAGGTTTAATCCTGAAGGAATTGTTACTTATGATACTGACAAGCCACACTATAGCTATACAGGCGTGATTAAGGGTCATCCAACATTAGGTGGATATGCAGGTGAGGCAGAAAAAACATTGCCTATGCATGACATTTTTCAACAATATTTTGATGTGCGTCGAGCATTAAATAAGCCTGAAGGTTCAGACTTAAGAGCGTTGTCAATGAGCATCCCTATTCAAAAGTTTGATGAGGAATGGTTTGAAAGAGTAAAAAAGGCACAAGAAGCACAAGACCTTGCAATTAAGACAGGCTCATATTTTAAAGACGGTGGACAAGTACAGAACTTTGACAAAGGTGGCAAGGCTGATGATGCATCCGTAGAACTTATGGGCGACATCAATTATCAACCTGACGCAACATATACTGACCCTATGGGTACAACAGTACCATCACAAGATGAGATGAGACTAGCTCTTAGCAAACAGAATATGTCGCCAATGCCGTATTCAGAACCTTATCGTGACCCTGTTACAGGAGCAATCTTAAAGAATGGATTAGAAGCATTACCACCTGGGTTTAACGCACCACAGTCAGGTGGAATGACTCCGATTGATTACGACAACCTCCCTAAAGAGCCAAAGACCCCTACATTCGGCGATTACGTTTCAGGAGTAGTAGAGCCTGCCACAACGATTGGAACAGGCGCAGGAGCGTTTATGGCAGGTTTACCAATATCGTTTGGTAAAGGGTTAATGGGTGGTGACTTTAATCAATCGATGGAAGACATCATAAAGAATTACACCTACATCCCTAGAAGTGAGAAGGGATTAGAGAACTTAGAATTGATTGGCAAAGGTCTTGAAGCATCCAAGTTGCCTGCGCTCATGCCTGAGTTGCATGGTCTTGAGCCTGTTATCTCATTAGCGACTAAGCGTGGCTTACAGTTAGGCGCTAAGGGCATTAAAGAAGGCGTCAAGGCTACCAAAGAACTTCCTGTGGGCATGAGCATTAAAGATGTAAGCCCATCGGTTACGATTGAGCCGTATAGCCCTAAAGACCAATTTGGATTTTATTCTAAGTTAGAAAAAGAAACAAAAAATCTTCAGCGCAAACAAGGTAATGGACAGGCTTTCATGAATGACTTACAGAGGTTAGGTGTGAAGCCTCATGAGTTAGAAGCGACAGGAATGGTTGAGTTTTTAAAGAATAATAAGAATTTAACCAAAGAAGACATTATTGGATTTGCTGAGCGCAATCGTCCTGTCATGAATGAAATTCAGTTAGGAAAAGATTCAAAATTAGATATTGAGCATTCCAAAGGTAATTCTAACCAACTATATTACGATTACGTTTATCAAGAGGGATTGCCTAATATAACGGATTCTTATGATGTAAAGTTTAGTGGCAATCTTGTCGGACATATTTTTGAAACAGATGAAAATCGTCCTGAATTTTATGTATATTCAGAACTTGCCGACATGGTAGAAGGTCCATTCAGTAAAAAATCTGAAGCCGAAGATGCTCTTAAAAAAGAACTAGAAATACAAGATGTGGGTTTTAAGCCAAAACATGAACATCATTATAGAACTGAGGGTGGCGAGAATTACCGTGAGATATTAGTACAAGCTCCTAATAAATATACGTTGCATGGAACAAAAGCCTATGATGATATAGCCAAGCAGATGTATGGTAAAGATTGGTTAGGACTTACTTCGGAAGAACGTAAGAACGTAGCTAATACAGCAAACCCACAACAGTTTACAAAAGGTCATTACGAAGAGCATCCCAACACGATGATTAATATGCGTATGGATGACCGTATCGATGTTGATGGCAAGAAGGGTACATTACTTGATGAGTTACAATCAGATTGGCATCAGAAAGGCAAAGAGGAAGGATATCAATTTGCTGAATACAATAAAACAAGAATGGATTTAACTGATAAATTAAATGCATTAAATAGGGAAAAAAATGAACTTAGGAAGCAACGAGAAAATATAAAAAATACTTTTCCAAGAAACATTAATGCACAACAAGAAAACAATACACTTGAAGATAAAATATCTGATATTGAAAAACAACAAGTAAAAATTCGTTTGGAATTACAAAGCACAGAAAATTTAGTTCCTGACGCACCTTACAAAAAGAATTGGTATGAGTTAGGGCTTAAGAAAGCCATACAACACGCTGTAGAGCGTGGTGACGATAGATTATATTTGCCTACAGGTAATACATTGGCGGATAGATATGATTTAAGTAAACAAATCAATGAGTTAAGTTATAAACCGTTAAATGATAAATTTTATACAGATAATTTGAGTGAAAAATATTATTTAATATCAGCGACAGATAAAAA